TGCAGCGGTCCCCCCGTTGGCCGTATCCACATCTGTGACAGGCAAGGGGGGTTGTTGTGGGTGACCTCGTGACCGCTGCTGAGTCGGGTGACAGGGCGGCAACTTTGAAGGCGCTTAGGGATCGGTTGGCGCAGGACATTGAGGTCTGTGAGTCGATGCGTGACGTGGCAGCGCTGGCTCGGCAGTTGGTGTTGGTGCTAGCTGACTTGGACTCATTACCGAATAGCGAGGTGCGATCGAGTGCAGACGAGATCGCCGCTAGACGTTCAGCCAGGCGCAGTCCCGCGGTTTGAACTGTCCCCGTCTGCGTCCTTCCGGATTTCAGGGGCGGACGCGGTCGATCTTGGCGCTTCGTACGGCTTGGTTGCGGATGAGTGGCAGGAGCAGGTGCTTATCGGCGCTCTGGGTGAGACTGCTGACGATCGGTGGGCAGCTTCCAGGGTCGGCTTGTTAGTGCCGAGGCAAAACGGCAAGAACGGCATTCTTGAACTGCGCGAGTTGGCTGGCCTGATCCTGTTCGGCGAGCAGTTGATTATCCACACGGCGCACCTGCTGCCGACTGCGTTGGAAGCGTTTCGCCGCGTTCGTGGATTCTTCGACAACTACGACGACTTGCGCAAAAAGGTGAAGCGGATCAGCCAAGTCAACGGCGCGGAGGGCATCGAGTTGATGTCTGGTCAGCGGCTGCTGTTCAAAGCTCGGTCGAAGTCGGCAGGTCGAGGGTTTTCCGGCGACTGTCTGATCTTTGACGAGGCGCAAGAGTTGTCGGATGAGACTTATGGTGCTGCTCTCCCGACGTTGTCGGCTCGACCGAATCCGCAGGTGTGGTTGACCGGTACTCCACCCGGGCCGACCACCAACGGTGAAGTGTTTGAACGTACTCGGCTTCACGGATTGAAGGGCACTGACCCGCGCCTTTACTGGGCTGAATGGTCATGTGAGCCTGGTGTTGACCTTGACGACCGAGCGAACTGGCAGCGCGCCAACCCCGCCATGGGTATCCGCATCCGCGAGTCGGCGATCGCCAATGAGCGGTCGGCCATGTCGGATGAGGAGTTCGCGAGGGAGCGCCTAGCTGTCTGGCAGGGCGCATCCAGTCCGGCTGTGATTGACCCGGTGACGTGGTCGAGTTTGGCTGATGCGGGGTCGGATACTGTCGGCCAGGTTGCTTATGCGATTGATGTGTCGCCGGATCGGTCGCGGGCGTCGATTGGGATGGCGGCGTGGCGTCCTGACGGGCGCAGGTTGGTCGAGTTTGTGGAGGGCCGCAACTCAGCCGACTGGGTGGTTGATGTGGCGCGCAGGATCACTGATGCGCAGCGGCCGATCGGGTTTGTGATTGATGGCGGTTCTCCTGCCGGGTCGTATGTGCAGGCGTTGCGGAATGCTCGGGTGCCGGTCATCACGGTCGGCGCTCGTGAGTACGCGAATGCGTGCGGCACTCTGTATGACGAGGCGATGGGCGGGTTGTTGGCGCACCTGGACCAGCCGACGTTGAATGTGGCTTTGGCTGCCGGTCGGAAACGGAAGATCGGCGTCGAGGGTGCTTGGGCGTGGCATCGGGTGAACGCGCAAGCTGACATCACGCCGCTGGTTGCTTGCACGCTCGCCATTCACGGTTTGTCCACCAAACGACGCGCGTCAGATCAAACCAAAACCAAACTGATCGTGCTGTCGTGAGGGGGACACGTTGACTGAACTCGTGTTCCCTGCGAATGTGCCCGTTCGGGCTCCCGCGCTTATCCGTTTGGGGCAGTTGTCGGATGACGATGAGGCGACACGGCTTCGGTTGATCGCGCAGCTGCGGGACGCGCAGGTCGCGAACCTCCGCCAGGAGGCGTATTACGAAGGGTCACGGATCGTCCGCGATTTGGGCATCGCCATCCCGCCGCATCTTCGGGACTTGGAGGCTGTGGCGGCGTGGCCTGAAATTGTTGTCGACGTCATCGACGAGCGCATGGACTGGCAGGGTTGGCGCAGCGACACCGACCTCGGGTTGCCGCAGGTATACGCCGAGAACCATCTGTCCGTTGAGGTCGGTCAGGCTGTTCTTGACTCGCTGATCTGCGGTGTGTCGTACATGACGGTGGGGACGGGCGACGACGACGAGCCGGAAGTGTTGGTGAAGGCTGAGTCGCCTAGCCGGATGACTGCTTCGTGGAACACGCGTCTGCGTCGCGTCGACCAGGCGTTGGTGGAGATGAAGGACGGCTCGGGCCGGTTGGCGGGCTGGAAGCTGTATCTGCCGGGTGTGACGATCACGACGGAACGCAACCAGGGCCGGCTGGTGGTGGTTGACCGCGATGAGCACAACTTGCCGCGGGTGCCGGTGTCTGCGCTGCTGAACCGCCCTCGTGCGTCGCGGCTTGAGGGCCGGTCGGAGATTACGCGCGCGGTGCGGTCGCTGACCGACTCGGGGATGCGGACGTTGTTGGGGATGGAGATTGCTCGCGAGTTCTACGCGGCTCCGCAGCGGTATTTGATGGGCGCCGATGAGTCGATGTTTGTGAATGAGTTGGGGGAGCCTGTCGGTCAGTGGGCTGCTGTGATTGGTCGGATGTTGATGGCGCCGCGCGACGACAACGGCGAACTTCCGGTGCCTGGCGTGTTCCAGTCGGCGTCGCCGCAGCCGTTCTCGGATCTGTTGCGGACTTATGCGCAGATGATTTCGGCGGCGACGGGTATCCCTGCGACACACCTAGGGTTCACGACGGACAACCCAGCGTCGGCGGATGCGATTCAACGGGCGGATATGCGGCTCGATAACCGGGCTGTTCGTCGGCAGTCGCAGTACGACCTCGGGCTGGTGAATCTCGGTGAGCTGTGTGTGTTGTGGCGCGACGGTGAACTGCCGGAGCCGGGTGTCATCAAGTCGCAGTGGATGGACCCGTCAACGCCGACGCCAGCGGCGACAGCGGACGCGGTGCAGAAGCTGTCAGCTATCTCGATCGGCGGCCAGCCGTTGCTGCCGATGCGGAAGGCTCGCCAAATGTTGGGTTGGACGGCCGACGAGATCGCGGAAGCCGAACGCCTGGATCAGCCGCCTGCTGCTGACCCGGTGGCGAGTTTGACGAGTCTGCTGAATCAGCAGGCGACAGCGGAGATTCCTAGTGTTCCCGCAAACCCGGCAATACCGGCTGAGTAGTCAGCGGTTGCGGGCTTCGACAACCCGCGACTTGCAGGCAGCGTGGCCGCTGTTGGAAGGCACTCAGATGGACGCCACCTATCCGCGATGGGTCGGGCTGACCGCCGCTTTGGTTGGCAGGGATCGAGCGGCGGCGACAGTCCTGGCTGCGGAGTATCTGGCGTCACTCGACGGGCGGATGCGGATCGTGCCGCCTCCACCGCTGGGCGTTGAGCAGTTCGACACGTCGATGCGGGTCACGTCGGTGGTGTCGGTGAAACGGTCAATGGTGGCTGGCAAAACTGTCGAGCAGGCGATGGCTGACGCGTTTGTTCTGTCGGTCGGGGCCGCTACTCGGATGGTGATGAACGCAGGACGTCAGACGGTCATGCAGTCGGCGGTCGCTTCCCCACAGTGCGAGGGGTGGCAGCGGGTTACCTCGGGCGGTTGCAGCTTTTGCATCATGCTCGCCGGTCGCGGGTCTGTGTACAGCGAAGCGACGGCCGACTTCCAGTCGCACGACCATTGCATGTGCAGCGCAGAGCCGGTCTTTGACCGGTAGCGCACTCAGTTCTTGCCCGCCTTCTCGGCGGGTTCGGCGCTTACACCGGCGCTCAATAGGTGGGCAACAGCGGACGCGCTACGGAGGCAGTACATGTCAGACCAAGCAGTTGAAACCACGGAAGTTGTCGCTGAGAAGACGACGAAAGAACCGGCGCGGTCGGATGAAGTCAAGACGGTCCCGCAGTCCGAAGTTGATCGCATCGTCAACGACCGGCTCGCGCGGGAGCGGGCGAAGTTCGCCGATTACGGCGACTTGAAGGCAGCCAAGCAGAAGCTTGACCAGATCGAAGCGGCGAACGCATCCGACCTTGAGAAGGCTGTCAAGGCCGCTCGTGAGGAAGGCGCGAACGCTGTCCGTTCGGAGTCGAACAAGCTCGCTCTGACCTATGCGGCGTTGGCGGTCGCAGCGGAGGCGCGTTTCCGCAACCCTCAGTTAGCGATCAGGTCGGTCGAGTTGGCCGACATTGAAGTCGTTAACGGCAAGGTCGACACGGACGCCATTAAGGTTCGGCTGTTTGAGTTGGCTGCCGCTGAACCGTACATGGTCGATGACGGCAACGGCTCGAAGCCGAAGCCGAAACCAGACACCGCCCAAGGGCAGCAGGTCAGCAACGGCTCCGGCCCTGATGTTGAACCGGGAATGGCTCGACTGCGGCAGGCGTACGCCAACCCACCCACCAAGTAATCCCTACCTCGCAGCATGTCCGCTGACGGGGCACTGAACAGAACAAGAGAAGGAGCACCCCGTCATGGCAGTTACGTTGGCACAAGCCGCCGTACTTTCCCAGAACACCCTCGCTCGCGGCGTCATGGAGACGTTCGTAATCGAGTCTCCGGTCCTCGACCGGATTCCCCTGATGACCATTC